GTGATGCCGGCAAGAGCATCGACGGCCTGGTCGACGAGATCGACGCGGCCAACGAGGTCGAGGCCGGCACGGACTTCGACGGGGCGGACCTCGCCTCGGTCGTGGGCAAGATCGACTCGCGGGCCATGAACACGGCCTGGGTCGTGAGCTCGGCGGGCTGGGAGCACCTCATGAAGTCGTCGGTCGTCTCGCAGTCGACGACCGTCGGCGAGCGGGTCCTCCCGACCGTGATGGGTGCCCCGGTCTACAAGTGCCTCGGCCTGCCGGCCGGGACGCTCGCCCTCTACGGCGACTTCTCGATGGCGACCGCGGTCGCGGTGAAGTCGAACGGGCTGGTGATCTCGGCCTCCGAGCACGCCGGCTTCGAGAGCGACGCCGTGAAGTTCCGCGGCCTCCAGCGGGTCGGCATCTCGAACCACGACGCCTCGTTCGTGGCGAAGCTGGTCGAGGCCGGTAGCTGAACCTGATCTCGCCCCCACGCAGACCGCCCGGCGGGGGCAAGGATGCCTCCGCCGGGCCGTTGCGTTTTCAGGAGGACCGTATGGCCGCCCTGCACCCGATCCGGCTCCTGAAGAGCTACCGCGGCTACCGGGCCGGGACTGTGATCCGGGCGACGCCTGGACTGGCGGAGCACCTGGTCGAGACTGGGGCCGGCGTCCGCGAATCCCAGGTATCGCTCCTGGACGCGGCCGTCGCCCGGCCCGAGCGGGCCGTCGCCGTCCCAGCCGTCGAGACGAGGGTAATCCATGCCGACTAAGGTCCGACTGAGCGGCGCGGCTTCCAGGGCGATCCGCCTGGCGACTGGCTCGTCCGCCCGGGAGATCACGATCACGTTCGCCGAGGGCGAGGAGCTGCCGGCCGGCGACCTCTACGCGACCGCGACCTATCGGGACGACACGATCACGCTGACGCCATATGACGTGACCGGCAGCGACGGCATCGCGGCCGTCCAGGTGACGGTCGCGCCCGAGGACTTCGAGGAGTACGGGTCGCGGACCTGGCAGCTCGAGGTCGGCACGCTGGACGCCGGGTCCGGGTCCGGGTCCGGCTCTGGCGACGACACGGCCTACGTCATGTTTTACGCGACCGTGAACTTCCGCGAGATCGTGCCGTCCGTGATCGACTCGACGACCGTGGAGGAGACCTCGTGAAACCGAACACCGTCCGCGTCCTGACCTGGCCCGAGGCCGAGCCGGTGACGCTCGCCGAGGCGAAGCTCCAGCTCGGGATGACCGACTCGTTCGACGAGTTCGACTCGCTGATCTCCGACAAGATCGCGGCTGGCCGCCGCTACATCGAGAAGCGGCTCGGCCAGACGCTCGTCGCCACCGAGTACCGGGCGACATGGGCCGCCGTGCCGGTGACCGGGATCCTCACGATCCCGAACCCGCCGCTCCTGACCGGCTCGGCCTACGGGCTGACGGTGACTGTCGACGGCGAGGAGGTGGAGGCGGAGGACCTCGAGGTCGACGCCGACGCCATGCCGTCCACGGTGACGCTCGGGGCCGGCACGTCCGGGAAGGTCGTCGTCACCTACTGGGCAGGCGTCGAGCCGGGCGAGCAGATCGAGCCGAACCTGAAGGCCGCGCTCCTGATGTTCGTCGAGCACACGTTCAAGAACCGGGGCATCATCGCCGAGGACGGCTCGGCCGAGCTGCCCCAGGCATTCGAGGCCCTGCTCGCGTCCGCCAGCCACTCGGGGGCCTGGTGATGGGCGTCCTGCCGTCCGGGATCCTCCGGGAGTACTTCGCGGTCGAGTCTCCGACCGAGACGCGAAACTCGGTCGGCGAGATGGTCCAGGAGTGGGACGAGGTCGCCCGGGTCTTCGGATCCTACGAGGCCCTCTCCTACGTCGAGCAGGCCCGCCGCGGCCAGGTCGGCGGGAGCACCTCGGCCACGGTCAGGATCCGCTACTACGAGGGTCTACAAGCGAACTGGCGGCTCCGCTGGCTCTCGCGTGGGGACCGGCTGCTCTACATCTCGGGCGTCGTCGAGCAGGGCCACCGCGAGGCGATGGAGCTCTCGGTCGAGGAGGTGGCGGCATGATCTCGGTCAACTGGAACCAGATGTCGCGGCAAGTCGCTGACCTGGCGAAGAGCTACGAAGAACTGCCTCGGCACATCGGAAAAAAGCACATGATGGCCTCCGTCCGCAGGGCGCTAAAGGCTGCCGGCGGCGTCCAGCGGCTGCGAGCCAACACACCGCCCGTCAATACACGACGCGGCCGTCGCAAGAAGGGCGAGAAGAAGCGATCGACCGGCGAGCTGCGTCGCAGCGTGACCACAAAGGCTAAGTGGTACGGCAGCGGAAAGAACGGAACCGCCGTTGCGATCCTGGGATACAAGGCCGGATGGCCGTCGGTGAAGGCCTACTGGCACGAGTTTGGCACTAAGCGGATGCAAGGCGTCGCCATGATGCAAAGAACCTACGAGTCCATCAGGGGCCAGGTTGCTGCCCGCCTGGCGGACGAGCTGCGGGTAGGTCTTGAGAAGGCGGCCAACGAGATCGCCGCCGGCAAAAACCAGGGCTACCAGGGCTGAACCATGCCATCCGGCTCCGAAGACCTGATCCAGTCCTGGCTCCGGGCGACCCTCGAGGAGGCCGCCGGCTGCGACGCCTGGCCGCTGATCGGGCCGATCCAGGCCCCGCCCTACGTCATGTTCGCCCAGGCCGGCCAGGCCGACGAGGACACGCTGGCGGCCGACGACGAGACCGTGACGACCGGGACGTTCACGATCGAGGTCTACGGGGCGAACTACGCCGACACCCACGCGACCGCCCGGGACATCCGCCGAGCCCTGCGGAACTTCGCCGGGGCTTCGGGCGACCTGACAATCGTCCGCGTCCTGGTCACCGACTCGAAGGACGGCGACCCGGTGTTCGAGGACGGCCAGAACCGCCCGATCGCGTACGTCGTCGAGATCACCGTCGCCGTATCTTGGATGGAGTAACCGATGCCAGCTCTTTCCGGACTGCCCACGGTCCCAGGCCTCACGCTGCCCCAAGGCTGCACGAACGTCAAGGTCAAGAACTCGGCCGCGGACCCGTCCAGCTCAAACAACAAGGTCGACGTGACGACGCTCGCAGACCCCGAGCGCGTGTACGAGGACGCGCCGCTGGTGGATGTCGGCACGGGTGCTGACGAAGATGGCGTCACGCAGACGGTGACGTGTTCATTCTTCGGCACCGCGCCTCCAGTGAACTCGGACCCAGAGGCCACGGGCTGGGTCTGCACCGAGGTCGAGACCGAGTACGCCGTCGGCGAAATGATCAAGGGGACCGCTACTTACGTCTACAAGGACACGGAAGGATCCTGATCCATGCCCACGCCAGCAAATGGTGCCGCGCCGGAGCTGCCGGTAGGTGATCTGACGAACGTCAAGATCAAGAAAGTCGGCCCAGATCCGACGAGCTCGTCGAATCGCCTCGACGCCTCGACGCTCGGTCTGTCTCCTGGATCGAATCGCGTGTACGTCGACGGCCTGCCGGACAACGGCGCGGGCGCTGTGGACGGCGTGACGACCACGATCACCTGCTCGTTCCTGACCGAGGTCACCCCGGAGGCCGGCGTCGTGTACGACATCGACGGCTCCGATTACCGATGCACCGAATCCGAGGTCGAGTACGCCGTGGGCGAGCTCGTCAAGGGGACGGCGACGTTCGTGTCGGTACCGCCCGAGGGATCCTGATCCCCAAGCCCCCAGGGGGATCGCGTGCCTGCCTACTCGCAAGGATCGACGGTCTTCTTCAAGGGCCTTGCGCTCGGCTCGCTGCTGGGCTGGGACGTGACGCCGGCGGCCGCCAGCACCACGGACTGCACATCCCTGGATTCGGTACTGCTCGGGTCTGGCATCGAGGCCCGGATCGTGAAGAGCGTCGACTGCTGCGCTGTTGACCCGGGGACGGCCTCGGTCACATTTCTGGGCAGTAACGGGTTCAGCACCAACAACGTCGGCGAGGTCGGCGAACTGGCGATCGAAAGCGATGCCGGATCTCTGGCCTTGGAGGCGATCCTGCAATCGTTCCAGATCACGGCCGCCGTCGGCGAGCTGATCAAGGGCACGGCGACCTTTCAATTCACGGGGCAGTAGCATGGCGAAACCGCTCGACGATCTCATGAAGCTCGCGGACCTGGTCGAGGTCCGCGTCCGCGGCAAGGCCGTCCGCCTGCGACAGCCGTCGTTTGGCGAGTGGCACGACCTGGCCGGGGCCCACCGTCGGCTGAAGGGCGAGGATCCTCCGGCCGAGCTCGTGGCCCGGACGGTCGCCGTCTGCGTCGCCGACGATGCCGGCGGCCGCGCCTACTCGGACGCCGACCTCGAGGTCCTGCTGGCCGGCGACCCGCGGACGCTCATGGCCTTGTACGTCAAGTGCTGGGAGACCGTGCTCCGGAACGACGAGCAGGCCGTGAGGGCCGAGGAGGGAAACTAAAGGGCGAGCCCTGGCTCCTGTTCGCCTACCGGCTCGCCGCCCATCACCGGATCCTCGACATCGAACAGGTCTTACGGTTGCCTCTCCCGGCTCTGCGGCGCTGGCTGGCCTTCTACCGGCTGGAGCCATTCGGCGACGAGTGGCGACGGACGGCCCGGCTGGCGACGGTCATGTCGGCGGCCTTCGGGGCCAAGGTCAAGGAGGACGCCGAGGAGATGTTCCTGCCGACGTATGACCCGAGCCGGCCGACGCAGACGCCCGAGGAGATGGCCCGAGAACTGGCGAAGCTGAAGCAGATCGCGAACCGGCAAAAGCAGAAGAAGGCGAAGTAATGGCGAGCACGATCGGAAAAGTCCGGGCGGTCTTCACCGCAAGCACCTCGGGCCTGACGGCCGGGGTCAACGCGGCCTCGGCCAGCATGAAGAAACTCCAGGCCGACGCCTCCAGCCTGCGGTCCGGGATGTCGGCCCTGGTCGCGATCCAGGGCGGGCAGCTCTTCTCGTCGATCGTGTCGAGCGCCGCCTCGGCGGCCCGGTCGCTGGCGAACCTGGTCGTCTCGACGGCCGAGACGGTGTCGGCACAGAACGACCTGGCCGGCCGCCTGGGCGTGACCTACGGCGAGCTCGCCGGCCTGTCATACGCCGGGAGCCTGGTCGGCGTGTCGATGGACACGATCGGCGCGGCCATGACCAAGGCCCAGGTCGCGTTCGTGAAAGCGGCCAACGGGTCGAAGACCGCGAACGCTGCCTTCGCCCGGCTCGGGATCTCCGTGAGCCAGCTCAACGGGATGTCGTCCGAGGGGCAGTTCGAGGCAATCGCGGAGGCGATCTCGCAGCTCCCGACCGAGGCCGAGCGGGCCGCCGCCGCGGTCCAGATCTTCGGCCGCTCCGGGGCCGAGCTGCTGCCGCTGTTTGCCGAAGGTGCCGACGGGATCCGCGAGGCCCGCGAAGAGGCCGAGCGGTTCGGGCTGACGCTGACGAACGCCCAAAGCGGCAACGTCGACGCGATGGGCGACTCGTTCGACAGGGCTCAAGCGGCGATCACGGGAGTGATCCAGCAGATCGTCGCCTACCTGGCCCCGGCGGTTGAGCGTGTCACGAGCGCGTTCTCGAACTTCATCGGGGCCGTCGGCGGCGCGAACATCGGCCAGGCGATCGGGAACGGCATCCTCCAGGGGGCGCGGTTTCTGGCCCAGATCGGGGACTGGGTGATCAAGAACTTCTCCGGCGTCTTCGAGTACATGTCACAGGTCGGATCGCAGTGGGGCGCGGTCGTCGACTTCCTGAACCGGGCCGCGAACTTCCTGAGCGGCGTCTTCAACACCGCCCAGGCCGGGCTCGGGCTGATCATCCGCGGGTTCAGCGGGGCTTTTGAGGGCCTGGCGACGATTGCCCAGGCGATCGGCAGTTACCTGGGGTTTGACACCAGCACGATCGACCAGCTCGTCGAAGGCGCGAAGGGATTCAACGAAGCCCTCGACGCCGGGATTACGCGGAGCGTGAACGCCGCCCAGGCCGGTTTCGCGGCTGCGTTCGCCGAGGCTTCGCCCCAGGTCGGCGCGTCCATCGCCGGCCCGCTCACTTCGGCCCTGGACGACGCGATCGCCCAGGCAGAGGCGGCCGCCGCGGCCCAGGACCAGGTCGCGGCCCAGACCGTCGACGTAACGCAGAAGATCAACATCGACACGGCACCCATCACCGAGGCCATGAACGAGACCGTCAAGGGCGTCGACTCCCGCAGCCGCGAGGGCGTGGCCGAGATGTTCCGCCTGATGCGCGGCGGCGGCCAGGACGTGCAGGAGCAGCAGCTCACGGTTCTCGAGCGGATCGCCGAGAACACCTCGCCGATGGACCTCGACGAGCCGATGGTCGAGATCGCGATGCCATGAGGAGGCACCGATGGGCGTAGTGAATTGGTCCGAGGTCGTCGCCGGGACGAGCGTCTCCGGCAAGTTCGGCGAGTCGACGCGACTCACGCGGAAGTTCACCATCCGCACCGACAGCCTGCTGACGCCGAAGGGCTGGATCACCTACGCCCCCGGCGTGAACTGGGGCGACCCGCACCCCGACGCGCCGGTCTGCAAGGCCATGGAGTTCGAGCTGGCGAACTCCGACGACGTGGGCCTCCGCTGGTTGATGACGATCACCTACTACGTCCCGCCGCCGCAGAAGAAGGTCAAGAGCGACGGGTCGAACGTCCCCGAGGACTACTGGGAGGCGACCGGCGGTACGCGGGTCGTGCCGTGCTTCACGGACACCGACGGCGAGACCATCACGAACTCGGCCGGCGATCCGCTTGAGGGGCTGGAGCGCGAGGCAAGCGAGTTCGGCTGGACGCTGACCAAGTTCTACACGGACGACACCTGGAAGGAGGACGCCGCCTCGGCCTCGAACACGGTCAACTCCGACGAATGGGACGATAAGGATCCGGGGACGTGGAAGGTCGAGTTCAAGGGTGCGAAGCTGCGCGAGATCACGCCGACTGGCTCCCCTGAGGAAGGCGAGGGCCAGGACCCTGTGACCGCGTGCGTCGAGACGCGCTGGGAGTTCCGTTACGACGAGAGCGGATGGAAGGCCCTGCCATGGGACGTGGGCTTCATGGAGCTATCAGGGTCTGGCGAGAAGAAGGTGATCACGACGGCTGACGGCCGGCCGGTGAAGCAACCAGTAGCGCTAAACGGTGACGGCAAGGCAAAGACCCCAGGAGAGAAACCGGAAATCATCAACGGCGGCGATGGCGCTGAGATCTACAAGCAGACCGCGTTCGGTGATCTCTTCGGCGAGCCTTTCATCTATCCGCAGGACGAGGGATTCTGAACATGGCCCGCAGCCGGAAGGTCGTTTTCAACGAGGAGGCCGCCGGGCGAGTCGTTCGGGCGACGCTCGCGTATGAGCGCGGAAACCGCGATCAGTCGCCGATACGTTTTCGCACGGTCGACGACGGGTCGCCGCATCGGATCGCCAGGACGACAGAACAGTCGGACAAGGGATCGCAGGTAGCGGTCCAACCGATCTACACGGCAAGCTGCAACGACGAAGGCAGTGGATCAGGCAGTGAAACGGTTACGGCCTACAACATCCTGTTTCCTATTGCGGCTGGCGCGGAAGTCATTATCAGCCAGGCGGAGAACGGCTGCTGGTACATCATCGGCGTCTCTAATGAGTGCTACTCAAGCGGATCAGGTTCCGGAGAGTGCGATTGCGTGTCCATCGGCGGCCAGGACTTGTCGCAACTCGACGGCTACGACGGATGGAAGGTCCAGCTTCTCGGGCACGAGTACGGATGCCTGAAGTGGTTCGACACGACCGACTGTGACGAAGGCAGCGGCAGCGGGAGCGGGAGCTGACATGCCCGAGATCAGGCTCCAGGACGGCAAGCCGATTCTCCGCGAAGGCAAGGTGGGGGCGGCGGCCCCGTGCTGCTGCGGGCAGCCGTGCAACTGCGTGTTGAAAACCAGTTGGGTTTTCAACATCTGCAACACTTACGGCGACATGAATCAGTCGACGATTGACGCCGCCTATCGTGTTCACGACAGATTCCGGCAGAACCTCGTGGACGCTGGCTGGACCGTGACGTTTTTTGGCGAAAACTTCGAGTCGTTGCTGTACCCTGACGGGTTGCCAAATAATTGCGGCGAGGCTACGCCTTTACATTTTTGGTTTGAGATACACGCGGAGTGCTGCGCAGCAGGCAGAACGTGGGGGTGCGTGCCGTCGCGCTACACGAACATCAACGACATGACCGGCACGGATGGCGACTGGATTGACGACGACGGCAATCAACAGACAAGCGTTGCATTTTTGCCAGTTGTGATGCCTATCACCCAAGGCACACGAAGCGGCGACGTGTGCGGATGGGCGTTCGCGCACACGCGAGACGGCGGAAACTACTCGCGGAGTTTTTTCCCTGAGTACTGGCCGATTTGCGCCGATTCGTGCCGGGTCGCCATCGTTGCCTGGCGTCATGTCTGCGATTCCGACGCCGACACAGAGGAAGGCGACGCAGAGGCGCAGGCCGAGTGCGAGTCGCTGGCGAACGATTGGCTTCCGGCGATCCAGGCCGCGTTTACTGGTGCTGGGTGGATTGCGTGGCAGTCAACCCAGGATGGCATGGGTTACATAACAACTCCAGGCTTGCTTGATGGTTTTTTGGAGGAGCAGTGTCCGCATTACGTCTCGCCGATCGGCGACGTGGACTGCGGCGAGCCACCAGCAGGACTTTACTACTGCAACACGTACATTTCCGCCGAGTGCGAGATGTGCGACCCCGAGAACGCCGACACTGAGCCGCTGACCGGCGACGCCTCCGGAACAACGATCACGTTGACATACCTTGACGGGCCAAACGCCGGGCAGACGTATGAGTTTCCTGCCGACACCATTCCGGTCTGCAACCCGCTCCCGTGATTCGCTGCCGCCTCCAACAACTTGAGATGCGATGCCGCCAGCGTGGCTACACGCTGGACGAGGTGCGGCCGTGCATCGTTATTCAACATGGCGATCATGTCATCGTGGACGAGAACCACGCGGCCTACCCGCGTGAACGAAAGCCAGGCCTGGGCGACATGGTGAAGACCGCCCTGTCCGCTGTCGGCATCACCGAGGAGCGGGTCAGCAAGGCCATCGGCCGCCCGTGCGGGTGTAGCAAGCGGGCCGAGCGGCTCTCCGAGCTCGGCCGGAAGTTCGGCATCGGTTGACTCGTGGCCCCTCCGGGCCAGACTGCGATCGGAACCAGAGGAGGCACGGATGCCGAAGGCTGGAGAACTGGGCGGCGACGCGATCACCGAGATCGCCCGCCGGCTCTGTGCGGCGCACCCCGACGCACCGTCGAAGACCCTGGCCCGGCGGCTCGTGGCCGAGGCGAACGGCGCGATCACGCTCGCCGCGGCCTACAACCGGATCCGGCGGCAGTTCGGCGTCCATGGCAAGCACGGCCGCGCACACGTCAAGGCGGCCGCCGCCCGCAAGCCGCGGGTCGCCGGTGCGGTCTTTGAGATGCCAGCCACCCGGGCCGAGCCCTGGGGCCCGTGGACGCTCGAGGTGACCGGGCTCGTCGGCGTGCTCTCAGACATTCACGTCCCGTACCACGACGAGGTCGCGCTGAAGGCGGCCGTCGACCAGCTCCGCGGCGACAAGGTCGCGGCCCTGGTCCTGAACGGCGACTCGTGCGACTTCTACGCGATCAGCCGCTACATCAAGGACCCGCGGAAGCGAAACTTCAAGGCCGAGGTCACGGCCTGCCGCGAGCTGCTTGCCTGGATCCGCGGCCAGTTCCCCGAGATCCCGATCGTCTTCAAGGCCGGGAACCACGAGGAGCGCTACTCACACTGGCTGTGGCAGCACGCCCCCGAGATCTCCGACGAGCCGCGGATGGGCCTCGACCAGTGGCTCGACATGGACGACCACGGGATCGACTACGTCGACGACCAGCGGCCGATCCTCGCCGGGGCCCTGCCGATCCTGCACGGCCACGAGAAGGGCAAGGGCATCTCGGCCCCGGTGAACCAGGCCCGCGGCGCGTTCCTGCGGCTCCATCACACGGTCCTCGAGGGGCACGGCCACCGGACGAGCGTTCACTGTGAGCCGGACATGTTCGGCCGGGAGACGACGTGCTGGTCCACCGGGTGCCTGTGCGATCTGCGGCCCGAGTACGCCCGGATCAACAAGTTCAACCACGGCTTCGCGAGCGTCCAGGTCTACGGCGACGGTCAGTTCGACGTTCACAATTTCCGAATCGCGAACGGTCGCGTGAGGTCGTCGTGAGCCGGCCGGCCGTCTGGCTCGACGCCGAGCAGCTCGCCGAGGCCGAGCGTCAGGCCCGGCGGTTCTCGGGCGCATGGACTGGCACGACGGGGACCCTAGCCTCGTTGCTCGTCCATGCGATCCGCATGATCCGCTACCTCCAGGAGGCCCAGACCGTGACCCAAGCCGAGCAGCTCCTCGACCTCGCCAGCCGCACCGTCCGCCAGCGGCGCGCGACCTACGGCCCGCCGGGCGAACACTTCGCGAAGACGGTCGCGGCCGTGAACGCGATCTTCGGCCACAAGCTCCGCGAGCCGCTGACCGTGGCCGACTGGGCCCAGATCATGATCCTGGACAAGCTCGCCCGCCACCAGGGCGCGGCGAAGAGCGCCGACACGCCGGTCGATCTCGCCGGCTACGCGGCCTGCCTGGCCGAAGTCGAGGACGCCGCATGTTCGACGCCGTCGTCGTGATCTCGCTGTCCCGGCGGCCCGACCGGCTGGAGGCCTTCTGGGGCCGCCTGCCGGCCCGATGGCCGCTGCCCAGGCCAGAGGTGCTGAAGGCCGTGGACGGGCGGGAGCAGCCGCCGCCGGCGGGCTGGCGGGCCACGGCTGGGGCGTGGGGCTGTGCCTGGTCGCACTACGTCGCCCTGTCGCTCGCGATCGAGGGCGGCATCGAGCGGCTCCTGGTCCTCGAGGACGACGTGACGTTCGTCCCGGACTTCGCCGCGCGGCTGGCGGAGGTTCAAGTACCGGAGGACTGCGGCCAGCTCTACCTGGGCGGGCAGCACCTGAGCACGCCGGAGGCCCTGCCGGCGAGGGACGACATGGTCCGAGGCCGCAACGTGAACCGGACCCACGCCTACGCGGTGCTCGGCCGCGCCGCCCTGGAGACGCTCCGGGGCTGGATCCTGCCGAGCACCGAGTGGCGCTGCCGGCACCACGTCGACCACCGGATGGGCGTGCTGCACCGCGAGCGGCGGATTGGCGTCTACGCGGTCAGGCCGTGGCTCTGCGGCCAGGCCTCGGGGCTCTCGGACGTGGACGGCCACAAGCGGCCGGAGCGTGTCTGGTGACTAGCTGGGACTTTTTCGACACGCTGTTCGGCAGGAGCTGCGGCGACCCGTGGCGGATCTTCGACCTCGTCGGCGGCGAGGAGTACCGCCGCCTCCGGCAGCAGGCCGA